CAGAGAAGGTCTTCAGCGGAGATAACAAAGAGGACATCATGGAGCTGATCAGACAGAGCGAAGAGAATCCAATTTAACCTCCTTCACTAACAAGAACAAAGTAAAGAATAAAGGTTTGGGGGAGGAGGTGCACCTTTACGTAATTGACAGAATAAAAAAATGGCAAGTATCAAGTTTGACATAACAGGCGATAATTCATCCGTACTGAAAGCCTTTCGAGGGGTGCAGGATGGGGTGTCACAGACAGCAAGAGTAGTCGAGCAGCAGGGTCAGAGCATTGAGAATGTTTTCAATCGCATCAAGTCTGTTGCATCGGTAGCTTTTGCTGGGTTCACGGCAAAGGAAATCATCAGCACACTGGGTACTGTCCGAGGAGAGTTTCAGCAGTTTGAGATTGCCTTTGAAACCATGCTCGGTAGTGGACAGAAGGCAAAGGGAATGATTTCGGACCTCGCCAACCTTGCTGCTACTACTCCTTTTGACATGAAGGGTGTGGTAAATGGCGCAAAGCAGCTCCTTGCATACGGATTTGCAGCCAATGAGATTACCGATACCATGAGAAGGCTCGGTGACGTTTCAGCAGGATTGGGATTGAACCTTCAAGACCTCACATGGCTCTATGGTACCACGATGGTACAAGGTCGATTGTTCACAAGAGACTTGATGCAATTTACGGGTCGCGGTATTCCTTTGACAGAGGAACTTACCAAGCAGTTCGGAGTTACCAAGGATAAGGTTTCGGAATTGGTGACCGCAGGTAAGGTAGGTTTCCCCGAAGTCAAGAAGGCTATCGAAAGTCTTACCAATGAAGGCGGCAAGTTCGGTGGATTGATGGAAAAGCAATCCCACTCTATTACTGGACAGATAAGCAATATCCAAGATACCATCGAAATGGCTATCAATGACCTCGGCACACAGACCGAAGGCTTGATGAATGATGCTTTGGATATCACATCTAAGGTTATCGACCATTGGAAGGAGATAGGTGAGGTTATCATTGCAGCCGCATCTGCCATCGGTCTTTATAAGGCAATGGCAGTTAGTGTAGCAGCCTTTGACACAGCAACAACAAATGCAGGATATGCAGCCGAGTTGTCAGCTCTTGAATCTTTGCTCCCTATGAAGGAAGAAGCAAAGAAGACAGACCTTGAAGAAGCAGTAGCCAAAGGTCAATTATCAGCAGCACAGGCAGAGCTGGTAGCATCTAAGCGTGAAGAGGTCGCGGCTTACGTTGCCGAACTACAGGCGCAGGCAAAAGCAAAGGCAGACGTAGCCACCGCAGCCGCAGAGGAAGTGAAGGCATTGGAGAACAAACTTGCAATGCAGGACAACGAGGTTCAATCACTCCAAGATGCTTACGATGCCCTGCAATCCTATACAGACGGACAGAAGGTAGAGACAGCAGAAATCAAACTCAACACTGCCGTTAACGAAAGGAACAACATCGCAAAGCAACTCCATACGGCTAGAGAAACCGCTGCTACCGCAGCCACAGAAGCAAATACCGCAGCCAATGCTGCTAACACCGCATCCCAAGGCTTGAATACCGCAGCTACCGCTAGAGACACCGCAGCCAAAGGAATATGGGCACAGGTCACCCTTCTCTGCAAAAGAGCACAGGACGCATGGAATGCTTCTATGTTCTCGAGTCCTCTGTTTTGGATAGCTGCCACCATCGCAGCAGTAACCTATGCCGTGTATAAGCTTGCTACCGCAGAAACAGCACATGAAACGGCAGTAAGGAAATCCAACGAAGCATGGGATGAGTTTGACAACAAGGTCAAGGAACGTCAGCAGAATATAGAAAGCCTTATCAGAACTATTCAGTCTGAGACAGCTACAGAATACGAGAAGGCAGAAGCTTATCAAAAACTCTCCAACCTCGCACCTCAGTTAACGGAGCAATACTCGCAAGCTCAACTTGCATCTGCTGACTTTGCTAAGACACAGAAGGAAGTTGCCGAGAACATGGATGAGTTGAAGTACGATAAGGCTGTAGAGGAAGTTGAGAAGTATCGAAAGAAAGTTGAGGAGCTTCAAATGCAACTCAGAGCAGACGCAGCCAATGGCGGTCAAGGTAGCATCGCTATCTCATCACAGATAAACCAAGCCAAAGAAGACCTTGACCAAGCAGAAGAAAAGCTTTCCAACATCATCCAACTTCGAGACCAAGCAGCCGAGAATGCAAAGCCTATCGAGGTTCGCTTGCAAGAAGCACAGGAGAACGAAAGTGTACGTCAAGAAATCTTTGACTTCTATGACGAAGCAATCAATCTGGCCAACGATTGGCAAGCAGCCAACGAAACCATCAACTACGCCACAGGCGAGAGTAGATTGGATGCGTTCATCAATAAGGCTCAGAAAGAGATAGCAGGTCTTCGAGAAGACATCAAGAAGAATCCTGCTGATCTGAATCTCCGCATGCAGGAGTCTGAGAAAACAAAGGTTCTGAACAACCTTTTAGCTATGAAGAGGAATTGGGCGGTCACTGGAGTAACGACTATTCCTTTGATTTTTAGGGCTCAATGGAACACCGCCAAACTATCCCTCAACCAAGCCAAAAAGAAGGCACAAGCGTTGGCTAACACAGGTTCTACGGAAACCTATCAGCAAGCTTACAACAAGGCGCAGCGTGAATATAACGCAGCCAAGAAGAAAGTTGCTGCTATGGAGAAAAATAAGAGCAAATACACCGCCACTCAGTACGAAACCGCCACCCAAAACTTGAAAGCAGCCAAGGATGCCTACTCTAAGCTAGGTGGTGATGTAAGTGGGAAGGTAGCGAAGGCAGCAGCAACGGCACGTAAGACTCGCATCAAGGAAGGAAACAAAGCTATCAAAGTCCAGGAGGATTTAAACAGCCGATTGAAGGCTTTGCAGCAGAAAAATACAGATGAAACTATCTCCCTCATGCAGGAAGGCACGGAGAAGAAGCTTGCTGAAATCAAGAACGACTATGCCAAGCGCAAAGCCGAGATTGACAAGCAGGAAGAAGAGTTCAAGAAGAAAAACAAGGAAGCTGGCAAGAAAGCATCCCTTACCTCTGCTCAGTCCGATGCCCTCAATAAGGCAAGAGACCTCGCTACCCAAGAGTATAACAAGAAGCTTGATGAGGTCAACAGGGAAGCCCTCACCTCTATGCGCAACTACTTGAAGGAGTATGGTTCACTCTATCAGCAGAAACAAGCCATTGCCGAGGAGTATGAAGAGAAGATTGCCAAGGCTCAGACGGAAGGCGAGAAGAAGACGCTCCAGCAGGAGAAGAAAAAAGCACTCGCCAACTTCGACTACGAAAGCATCTCTATGGGCATTGACTGGAAGGGTCTGATGAGCGGCGTAGGCAATATGAGCAAGGAAATGCTCAAACCTATGCTTGAAAAGTTAGACGCCTACTCACAGACAGATAAATTCCTGCAAGCCGATGCTCAGACACAACAGAAGGTTGTTGACCTCATGCAGGAGATTCGCACTTATCTCGGAACTGATCAGAATGCAACATGGCAATCGCTTGCAACGTCAATTCAGAACTTCAATATGGCAGTTGCCGACTATCAGCAGTCTGCGGAAATGGAGCAGCTTATACGAAAAGAGTATGAGCAATCAAAGATTGACTTGAAGCAAGGAAAGATTTCGAAAGAAGCTTTTGATAATTTCAAGCAGACTGCGGATGATGCAAGCATGGCAACTGCCAAAGCCAAAGAGAAAATGGAAGCTTTAGGCATTACCGTAAACTCTGCTACAGATGCAGTCAAAAACTACACATCTGGTCTAACTGCTACACTCAATAAGCTGATAACTTGGAAAGGTAATGAAGGTTTCTCTGAGCTTCAAGGTGCGTTCGGAAACGTTGATGTCCTGAAAGGTGCTCTCGATACCACTCTTTCATCTATGGCAGATGGGGCAGCGAAGACTATTGGTACAGGGTTATCAAAAACTATTGGAGATACGCTTGGCTCGATTGGTAATGGTGTTGAAGGCATGCTTTCCAAAGGGCTCGGTTCCGTTATAGGAATTGTTGCGCAGATACCAAAGCTGATACTAAATATTGCTGACTCTATCAAGAATTTTGTAACCGGAATACTCAATTCGTTTACGGATTTACTGAAGTTTGAATGGCTGTCAGACTTAGTTGTCAGTATCACGAATGCCGTAGGGAATCTGATAGATGCCATCTTTGACCTACCAGAAAACTTATATAAGGCTCTTGAAGGGATTGTGGTTGAAGGTGTCGGGGGAATGCTTGACACTTTAGTAGGAAGATTAGGGAATGTGTTATCATTCGGTGCTTTGTCTTCGAAAGGTCCATCAGATTGGTTCACCAACTCGAATGCCGAAAAGGTTCAGAAGACTATTGACAGACTGACGGACAGAAATGAAATCCTGCAGCAATCAATCGAGGATTTGACTGACGCAATGGAAAATGCTTACGGTTCAAAGGCAACCTCATACTATGAGCAAGCCTACAAGAATCAGCAGGAGACGAATCAGAACTACCTCGACATCGCAAAGGCGCAGGCAAGCTATCATGGTTCGCACAAATCATGGAACAAATATTGGGGTGGCTTCGGTAGTGACGAGATGGATTGGATCAAGAAGAATGTCAAATCAGATTTCAATGGCGACCTCTTCTCCCTCAGCCCAGAGGAAATGAAGCTCCTCCGTGGCAACGTTGCCAT